GGCAAGGTATGGGTTATCGAAGAGAGATGCAGGAATAAACCTACGCTTGAATAGAGGCTGACCTTCCTTGCTGTGTCCTTTAGGGAATGTAATTGTTTTACTTGATTCAATGTCTGTAGCCCAAAATGCTTTATCTGGAGGTGCAGGATCTATGAACATCTTCTTTACCCAAGCATGTCCAGCACCACCTGGGTTTGTTGTAGCTCTCATGTACAGACCTAGTTCTCTACCATATGCGCTACGAAGACGTGATCTCATATAATCCCAAGCGTAAGGTGTAGGCCATTGAGTAAGTTCGTCAAATCCAATCCAGTTAAAAGCCTGTCCTTGGTAACGTGTGACATCGGTATCTTTGTCCAGATAAGACATCCATAATCGTCCACCTCTAGGAGATATCCACTGCGACTTACGCTCTGACCATTTGATTCCCGGAATGGCACGTGGGTATAACTCCTGTGACTTCTGTATTAGTTCCCTTAGTTCTTCAGTTGTGTGTCGTACAAGGAGTCCAGAGAAGTGTGGATTGTTTAGGCCGTGTAATGGATCTGCCAACATAGCATACGATTTACCACCACCTGCTGCCCCTCCGTATAGTACTTCTCTTTCAGATGAACTTAGGAAAGATGTTTGTGGCCCTTCATTAGGCTTAAACACGACTTTCTGCGCTTCATCTACGTCATACTCAGGGGCTACTACCTGCGCTGGGATAGTTTCAGTTTGGGGGGCTTCTATCTCCGCTGGCTTCTGAGTATGCTCCGACCCCTTGTGTTTCGAGCTTCTCGATTTCCGAGAGCGTTTCTTGGAGCCACTTGGCAAGCTTACGTTTAATTGCAGATGCTTTTCTACGTTTTTGCTCAACTTCTATCCGTTTCTTTAGACCCATATGCGAGATGTATCGGTCTGCTTCTTTACTCAACCACTGCGCTACTGCTCTGTAACTATACTGCTTGAGGTGTTGTTTTGCAAGCTCTAACGCTTCTAGCTCATGTTCTACAGGAACAAGTAACCTATCGTTCTCTGGGTGTACTTCATAGCCAAAGGGAACTTTTAAAGTTGTCCTTACTATAATGTGCCACTCTTTGTTGTGTCCTTTGGGTGGCAGAGGTAGCTGCCAGAATCCCAGTTCTCTTTGAGGTATTATTCGTTTGTACCTTCTTTAGGTGGTAAATAGAAAATGCCACCACCACTGGTGACATCTACTTTGTCTACTTTACCAAGACCTGCTCTGTCAAGCACATCTTTGGCAGCTATCATTTTTTCTTTGATACCCAACTCAGTGGGATCTTGCAAAGCGCCCATAAGCGCAAAAGCAGCTTTAGGGGCAGTCCTAGCAAAGTAAGTACGAGTCTTTTCAGCGATTTCATCTTTTAGTGCCTCCACTATTGAAGTTGTACTAGAGTTGTCGCCATACCCAGCTAACTTCTTAGCCTGTACAACGTCACCTCCAGCATCGTCAAACAATACTTCCAAGAACCTTTGTTGTCTTTCAGTTAATGTTCTTGCCATAGATTGTGTTCCTTACGTTGGTTTGTATTCTTCTTCGCCTGATACAGTTATGTGAAAGTCTGAACTGCTTTCTTGAAAGCCTATAATTTTATCTCCCGGTTTAAGAGCTATAAAACCACTACTTAAAACATCTTCATTTGCACTAGCAATTAAACTAACTGCATCAACGACAGTGTGATACGTAGTAGTAGATGATTCATACCACTGAATGCTATACTTCTTAGCGCTAGTAGCTCCATTAGAAACGTTTAGAAACGTTATAAGTGCTGTATGAAAATTAGGACATGTATATACTACATCTCCACTAGCACCACCTGCTGTAGCTGATAAAGTTTTAGCTTTTGTGAAGTACTTAGATGCCATCTATTATTATTTAGCTTTCTTCATTGGACGTGCAGGAGGATTAGATGCTCCACACATCATTGCACCTTTAGCGTATCCCATCTTCTTAGCCATACCGCCATCCATCATTCCCATTTTTTTCTTAGCCATACCGCCATACATGTAGCCCATCTTCTTAGCTACTGCTGGTGCTTCTTTCTTTAAAGCTTTCATACCTTCATTCATCTTTTTCATTTCTTCTTCCCTTTTGCTTTCTTCTTAGCTGTTGCACTTAGGTCTTTAAAGTGAAATAATTGTTTACTAGTTTTACCGTGTGTTTTACCTGAATGTAATTGTCCATTAGGCATTTTATGCATACCGCCTTTATGTTCAGTACCATCTTTAAAATAGTGTGGCATTCCTTTTGCCATTACGCTTTCCTTTTCTTACCCGATGCAGTTACAGACCACTTAACTTTCTTTGGCCCTGTCTTCTTTGCAGCTTCTGCTTTACTAATTCTACCTGCTACCTTTGCAGGTCTACAAGCTGGGTATGGTCTGCTACTGTCTTTGACACTAGAACGTCCACATTCCTTGCCTGTCTTTACGTCACGCCAGTCTTCCTTAAACCACTGAGTAAGTCCACCTTCACCGTAAG